ATGGCATCTATCCAAAAAGTGGCGACGGGCTGGCGAGTCCAGATCCGTATTGGCGGTCAGCGGGACGACCGCACCTTCGAAACCAAGGCAGCGGCTCAGGCATGGGCGGCGCAGCGCGAAACCGAGATCCGGTCGATTGCCGGAGGGTTGGGTAGCAAGACGTGCACCGTCGGTGATGTCCTGGACGAGTATCAGCGCAGTGTCAGCCCTCAGAAGCGGGGCGCCCGATGGGAAAAGCTGCGCCTCGAGGTGATCGGAAGGAAGAAGATCGCGGGCCGCCAATTCCGAGACATCCGCCTGGCCGACCTGCAGCCGGCCGATATCGCTGCCTGGCGTGATGCCCGCGTGCGTGAGGTTTCCGGTTCCTCTGTCTCTCGCGAAATGTCGCTGCTCTCCCACGCATTGGAAGTTGCCCGCAAGGAATGGGGCTGGCTGGTGCGAGATCCAATGAAAGACGTCCGCCGACCACCGGAGAATCCGCCCCGGACGCGGCTTATCAGCGCCAAGGAAATCGACCTGCTCACCGCTGCCATGGGATATGTCGAAGGGCTACCAGTAGCCCTACCTTCCCAGCGTGTGGCCGTCGCCTTCCTGCTAGCGATCGAGACCGCCATGCGGTCCGGAGAGATGCTCGGTCTGACCAGCCGTACTGTTGACTATGAACGCCGTGTGGCCCATCTGCCGCTGACGAAGAACGGCGGCGCTCGGAACGTGCCGTTGTCGACCAGGGCGGTGGAGTTGCTTCGGATGTTGCCGGCCGTGGACGACGGCAAGCCACTGTTCAATCTGTCCGCCGCCAGCCGCGACGCCTTGTTTCGCAAGGCAAAAGAAAAGGCCGGCATCGCCGGCCTGACGTTCCACGACACGCGACACGAAGCCATCACGCGCCTGGCGAAGAAGTTGCAGCCGCTGGATCTGGCCAGGATGACCGGGCACACCAACATCCAGGAGCTGCTTACGTACTACAACGAGCCGGCTTCAAGCATCGCGGAGCGTCTGGGGTGAGGCATGCCGAGCAGTGCGCTTTGCGCGCTGCTTGTACGACCTGGCCCAGGCGATGACCTCAGCGGCTTCCCAAAGCGGCGTCGCCTGCGTCAGTTCATTGCCGCCGGATTGCATCGAGGGGATACGGATCGGCGCCGGGAAGTCGGTTTGGACAACGATGCGTTCCCGCACTACGCGGATCGACCGCATCAGATATCGGGCAATGCATTCGACGTTCCATAGCGCGACATTGAGCGGAACGGGGGCGTTCACATGCTCCGCGACTGCAAGGGCGAGCTGGTCGACGAGTTCGGATGAAAATGCGTTGCTGCTTTCAGCCATCCCCTCACTCCCCAAAGTCCCCACCAGCCTGCCGCTTCAAATCCACCACGGCCGTACGATCCGCCATGCGGCCAGGCACCTTGACCGCCATCGCCCGAGCCGCCGCCACTACCGTTCGTCGCAGCAGCTCCGACATCCCCTCAAACGGCGTAACGATCCGCAGCACCTGGTGCGCGTGGCGCAACTGCGCCTCAGTGACAATCGGCATGTTCATGACGCCCTCCCAAGCAAGCTCACATTGAACGAAGACATACTCACGCTCCTTTATTCCCCGAGCGATCCTCGAACACCCAGCACTTCAAGGTGCTCGGACGTTTCGGAAGATGCAGATGCTCGGCATTGAAACGCGCGTTGATCGCGCTGTTGACGACCCGCAGATCGATGAACTTGCGGTGCCGGGATGTCTTCAGCACGCGTTTCAGGTCGGCCAGCGGGGGAAGGTTCAGGCGGCGCTCGTTGGCCTCCTGTTCAAGATGGCGCAGGCTGATGGCGATCAGGCCATTGCCTCGCGCGTGATTCAGCACGGCGCGGTCGTCGTCGGCTGATTCGATGTGCTCGTACAGATCCCAAAATTCCTGCACAAGCGGGTGATCGGAGGCGATGGCCTGCTGGCGCTCGACGGTCATCGTTACGAGCTGGCGCAGCGCGGCGTCGCGATACTCGGGGCGCACTGGCAACACCATGTCGAGTGCGTCAACCATGGCCATCACCTGTGCGTGGTTCTTCGCCAGGCGAGCGGTCGTTACGCCCGGCGTGCGCAGCAGCACGTCCTGGTGGCATTGCATGCGTGCGACGAAGCCGCCGAGGATGTCCTTCTCCTTGAGAATCGAGGCCAGCAGAAAGCCGGACACGTCCTCCACGGGCATCTGCTCCAGCGCGCGGGCAGCGGCGAACGTGTCGGCGTTCTGCCCGGCCCGGTCGAAGTAGAGATGGACAATCCGCTGCAGCACCGGCTCGCTGGCGTTGACCTCGGCGTTCTGGCTGATGACCACGGTGCCGCGGAAGGGCGGCTCGTAGGTTTCGTTACCCGCGTTCTTCACGCCCCGTGCGCGCGTGGCGTGGCCGTTGTAGGCCGTTTTCAGCTCGTTCCAGTCGAAGCCCTTGACCTTGCTGCCGTCCTCGCCCCGGTCGCCCTCGATCAGCACCACGGGCAGGTTTGCCACCTGGGCGAAGTTGCGCGCCCGTGCGGCCAGCGATGATTTCGATGGATCGAACCCTTCATAGTCGCGCCGGCCGCACAGCTTCCACAGGAACTCGATCAACGTCGATTTGCCGGCGCCTGGCTCCCCGACGATCTCCAGGAACGGAAAGCTCTTCTGGTTGATCGCCTCGCCTTTGCGGATCTGCTCAGCGAAGAACGATCCGAGCCAGAACGCCAATGCAACGATGCCCTTCGCGCCAAAGGCGCGCCACAGCAGGTCCACCCAGTCCCGCCGCATCTTCTGCAGTTCGGTGTTGATCGAAAGGCCGGCCGAACCGCCGATGGTCTTGATCGACAGCCGACCCACGTCGAAGAAATCCTCGTCATTGAGCGCATGCCGCTTGCCGTTCTTCACGGCCACGTCGCCATATACGTAGCATTCGTGCTCCTTCGAGTAGCCCACATAGTCGATGGTCTGCACGCTGCGGATGCGGTGCATTTGCTCTTTCAGGTAGGCGTCAAGCTGGCCGTTGGTGCCCGTGTAGAAGGCGCCCGGCGCCACGGCCAGCAAGCGCTTCTTGAACTCGCCGGCGGACGCCACCTGGGAGCTGGTGAACGTGTTCTTGACCGGATCGGAATCGTGGGAGAACGCCACGCGGAAGTAGTACCAGGCCTCATCGGTGGCCGCGTTAGCCTGGTAGTAAAGGACAGTGGGCAGGCATGTAGCGATGTTCGTGACCACACCAGCCTTCAACATCGCCGCATCGCGGATCTCGTCTTCCGGCATCTCGTCGTGCGCTTGGCGCACGGCGTCCATCTCGCGGTTCAGCGCGTCGAGGTCCACTTTGAACCAGTACAGCCGGCTCTCGAAGTCGAAAGCGAACTGGCTCATGCTGGTGCGGCCGTAGATCAGCCGCGCCTTCTCGGCGGCGGTCGGAGCGGCCACAAGGGCGCCGAGGTAGCGGTATTCCTCAATCTCAGGCGCCGACAGCTTGTCGAGCTGGTACAGGTCGTTCCAGTCGCGCTTCTTCGATCCGACCTGCTTGGGCAGCGCAATGGTCGCCTCCCAGCCTTCTTCGCGGCTGCGCTTCAACCATTCCTTCCCGTACCGCGTGCCGGCCTTATCGGCATCAATTGCCCACACGAGCTGGGGCCGCGCACGTCCGCCGGCGGCGCACTGCTCGGCCAGCCCCTGCAGCGCCAGCGAGGGGTAGTTGGTGCAGGACATTGCCGCCACGGCGGGAATGCCACGCAGGATCAGCGCAATGGCGTCGAAGATTCCTTCAACGATCCATACCTCCTTCTCCTGAGCGTGGCTGGCTCCCGGCGGCTGCCACCACATCCCGCGATAGCTGCCGTAGAACGTTGCTTTGCGGTCGCCGAACCGATGCGCCTGGTCGATGATCCGCTCCCAGTACACACGTGGCGCCAGCGGAAACCGCACCGTCGCGCTGCCGATCTTCAACTCGTGGCTGTAGTAGCTCTCCTGCGTGTACCAGGTGCCGATCGTCGCCAGGTCGAAGCCCCGGCCATCGTGCAGGTAGGCATCGGCGGACGCCTTCGGGTTCTCCGGTGTCGGCGCGTAGCGGTCGGACCAGCTCTCAAAGAGATCCGAGTACAGATCCTTGATGTGCAGCTCGACGCCGCATTTGTTAAGCCGGTTGCAGCGGATCACCCACGGGGCATTGCCGAAGGCCCACAGGGTTTTCTTGCCGCACGACGGGCATAGCCCGGCCTCCAGCTTCTCGCCGGAACGCTTCTCCTTGAACGCGTAGTCGCGCAGCAGGCGGGCGGTGACGTCGGTATGAAGGGATGGGTTCATGGAATCCGGGCAAGAGAAGTCCCTCACGCCCCGAAAGGGCATGAAGACGGTCAGCGAAAGGGAAGGGCGGTTAGGCCGCTAGGTCTGCAGGAGATCTAGCTGGCGAGTGTCCTGTGGGATGTCGCGCGCTCTGGATTGCGGCAGGAACACCTTGGGATTCGGGTTCAGGCTTGGCACGATGGTGTGGACGACGGTCGACAGGATCTTGCCGGTCGTGCCGCAGAAGATGTTTGGACACTGGAAGTACTTCTCACGGGTGAGATCGGAGAGTTCGCGACTGGTCCGGATAGTGACGCGGGTCTTGCAGTGTGGGCAGAGATCCATCGACATCAGATGGCCCTCCGGGATGAGGTCGAGTGCTCCGGTCTGCTGCGATACGTCAACAGTCCTTCAAGTAGGAGCAAGCGTGCGAGTGAAGACAGCGAGCGGTTCTCTACCAGCGGCTAATTCTTCGAGTTGCGCGTGCTCAGTGGGAAGCAGACGCATGCTGATTGGCTTGTCCTTCAGCACCCCACGCGGGGCACGCGATACCGGTGATTTCGCACGAGACATGGCGGATATACTCAGTGTGAAAGTTAGCGTTGCACAACTTCAGTATCTTACCGAAAGGAAGTTTTTTCAATGATCCAGAGGGAAGAAAGGGAATGTTTAGGAAAACGCCTATTCGATGAGCGCAAGCGAGCCGGACTCACCCAGGCAGCTCTCGCCGCGATAGGCGGGGTCTCGCCGAAAACGCAGGTCTTCTATGAGAAGTCTGAGCGCGTCCCTGACGCTTCCTATCTCGCTGCCATAGCGCGCGAGAACTTCGACGTGATGTACATCCTCGTCGGCGAGCGCGCATTTGAGCCGCTGTCAGCCGAAGAGAGCAGGGTGGTCTCTGCGTACCGCCAACTCGACGCGCGCGCTCGCGCGGGCGTCCTAGCCCTGCTCAGCGGCATGCAGCCCGAGTCGGCCCAACGCGTCAGCGTGAAGGGCGACGTTGGCCAGCTCGTCGAGGGCGATCTCCAGGTGTCGGCGCCGATGACGATCAACATGGGAAAGAAGCGCAAGAACTGACTCAAACAAGGCGCGCGCAACGACGCGCGCCACGGGTATGGGGTCTGCCGTAGTCGTAGGTTCTTTCTTGGGAATGCAATGAAGAAACACGATGTGATCGTTGAGGGAGATGTAGGTCAAGTCGTGGTCGCATCGAGCGTCGTGTACCACGCTGGCAGTGGTCCAGGCCAAATGAACAACGCCATCAACATGGGCGGCTCTATCGAGCATGCGCATAGCGGGGTGGCAACGTCAGCATGCAACGCCTCGATCTCTTGCGGTAGATGCGCCGCCCTGGCGAAACAGTTGCGCCGATTCAAGCTCGCTCTGGCACTGATGGGAGCCGCCATGTGCGGTGCCATTGGGGCAACCGCGCGAAGCCATGTCGCCGAGGCCGCACCACCGCCAGCGGTCGCAACCCAGTGCCAGTTCGATGGACGTCAATACTCGGCAGGAAGCATCGTCAAGATGATGGACGGCCTCTCCCGCGAATGCCTCGATGCAGGCAGCGGAAGGTCGCTCAAGTGGTCGGAGTACCCGCTGCGACCAATCTAGATTTTCACCAGTTCAAGCGCCCCCTAACTTCCCGTGGTCCTTGGCGGACTATCGGATGTGTCTGCCTTTCGCCATCAAGGTGCAGCAGGCACGTGTCTAAACAGGAGGGTGAGTTGCCCATTGCGAAGCAGGTACGAAAGAAGCGGTCACCGACTCGCTAGTCGGACTGCCATCTTAAAGGTCGGTGCCACGTACGCCGGCGCCTGGTAGACGTTTTCATGTCGCCCCTTTCCCAACGACCTATCGCGGTCGAAAGGAGGGCTATGAACCTGCAATTCCTGTATCGAAACGCCAAAGGCGAGACCAAAGAGTACGAAGTTGCGAACTGGGTGGAAGCTGGCCACTACATCGATGGCTACAGTCTGACCTCCCGCGCCTTCCGCACATTCCGAAAAGACCGGGTGCTCGAATATCTTCATGGGGGCAGCTCGCTACTGGTCGATCCATTTACGCCAGCACCACCAAAAATCTTGCGGACGAAAGCTCCGGCACACGATCCCAATGTGCCGCAGATTGCCTTCACCGGGTTCGGCAAGGATCACCGCGCGGCGCTTGAGCAGCAGGCCGCAACAATGGGCCTTCGAGTGGTCAAGTCGGTCACGCAATCGCTGACGTTCCTTTGCACGGGTGGTAACGCTGGGCCGAAGAAGGTGGCGAAGGCAAAGGCGCAGCGGGTCTACATCCTTACGGAACCGCAACTGGACGTGTTGCTGGAGACAGGCGAATTGCCCGACGACTGCTGGGATTAGAGCGGCTGGAAACTGGAGGGGTCCTCAGCAAGGCTAAATGACGGAGGGAATTGGCCGATAACGTCTGAGGGCCGGCTTGCCCTTGAGGCTTGCGTCACCTGTTGAAATATTTAGCCATCCGCATACATGAACCGTTCCGATCTGCCCGACGCTGCCGGGTACTTCTACCTCTTTGCGTCGATTTCTTCGTTAGTGACCTTCTACTGGGTCTATGCTTCCGAGCAGGTTCGCGCGGCGCCGCTGTATCCGGGGTCTACTATGCCAATAACATGGCAGTGGGCGCTCAACGGTGCTTGCACCTTGGTCAATCTCATCTGTGCAGCGGCGCTACTGCAGCGGCGGTCATGGGCTAAAGCCGCCGTGTTGGCCCAGTTGGTTGCAGCCGCTCTTCTCATATGGTTCCTATCGACGGGAAAGCTCGTTGTCGACGCCTGGTGGATGTTCATATCTGCAGTGCCCCTGCTAATGATTTGTCGTGCACCGATCATTGCAATACCACAACGCCGCATTTCACGGTCCCAGCGCGTCGGTCGCATCGCAGGCTTCGGCATCTATATCTGTGCGACTCTCGCAATGTACGTGACCGTAGCGTCGCTGTTTAGCGGGACGTCGCCGACGGCCACCTCGCCAGCCATGACGAGCAGCGGTGCAATAGTCTGCCTTGGCATGGCTTTGGCGGTGATGTGGTTCGGTAGCTTGCTCTGGGGTGACAAAGACCTTGCGCGGGAGGTGGCCGGCGTACTGCTGACCGCGTTCGCCTCGTTCATGCTACTTCAATGCGTCAATGCCTTCGTCTACGTGCGGGTGAGCCATCCACAGGTCCGAGGTCTTTTCCATTGGGATCCCACTATGCAGATACTGGTTATTCTGGCAATCATCGGCTTTACGTTAGTGGGGAAGTCCCGCAACAAGTAGATTCAGTGTTCAGCGCTCTATAACAAGGCAACTACAGAATGTTTGATTTCAAGAATTCCAGCAAGGAACAGCTCAAGGTCGAGTACAACCGCATCGCACGTGAGATTGGCGACGATCAGTTTTTCACGAAGAAGGAACTCAACCACCTTCCCGAGATCCTGATGGATCGGGAACAGGTGCTGGCTTTCACATCCGGTCTGATGGACGGGAACACGTGGCTCATCGTGCTGACGGATCACCGTGTTCTTTTCCTCGACAAGGGGATGATCTACGGGCTTAAGCAGGTGTCGATCAATCTCGACAAGATAAATTCGGTGTCGGGGAAGACCGGACTTATGCTAGGCGAGATTCGGATCCAGGATGGCGCCAGTGAACGGATCATCAAGAATGTCTGGAAGAAGACGGTCGTCCCCTTCACCAACAAGGTACGCGACGCGCTTCATGCGCATCGGCAGCCCAAAGGTGTGCCTGCAGCACCACCGCAACAAGCTGCCGAGGATGACATCGTTTCGAAGCTGGAACGCCTGGCGGCGCTGAAGGAACGAGGCATCCTTACGGACGCCGAGTTCGCCGAACAGAAGGCGAAAATTCTGAGCTGAAGGAAGACTATCTGTGAGGGCTGACCTGCGCGGGTCAGGCGGCGGACAGCCTCTCCGTCGCCTTTGCGTGATACGTCTCCTCGATCTCACACCCAATCCACCACAACCCTCGTTCCTTAGCCGCCAGGAGGAAAGTCCCCGACCCTGCAAACGGATCGCACATGACGCTGCCCGCCGGAACGAGCTGAATCACTTCCTGTGCCAGGCCGGCAGGCTTCTGCGACATATGCACCTTCGGCCGAGGCAACCGTTCGGAGAACACGCCCGGTAGGTGAACCTTCTGGTCCGTGCGAACCGCGCCTTTCGTCGCCCACACCATGAACTCGGCCTGCTGCGAGAAGCCGCCCAGACGGGGCCGTGCGCCGCCGGACATCTTGTCCCACACGGCGATGCCGCGCCAGATGAATCCGGCAGCCTGGACGGCGTCGGTGAGGCTTGGCAACTGCCGCCAATCAGTGAAGCACACCAAGTGCCCACCGTCCTTCGCGGCGCGATACGCCTCGCCGAGCCAGCTCATGCACCAGAATGTCCAGGAGCGTTGGTCCTTGTTGTCGTGGTGGAATTCAGGGTAGAGGGTCTTCACGTCGGACCCGATGTACTTCTGGCCCGGCGACTGCGCCCGAGTGCTGGCGTGCAGGCCGCCGGACGAGTAGGGCGGGTCGGTGAAGTACAGATCGACAGATCGGTCGGGAAGGCTGCGCAAGACTTCGAGTGCATCCTTACGATGAAGGCGGTTCAACAGCTTGGCGGGAATGACGGGCTTCATGGACGGTATCTCCGATACACGAAGCTCTTGGGCCTTCTGATGCGGGGCGCTCGGCCCTCAGTTGGTTCATCGTGCCGCAGCGTGGGCACTTGATGGCGAGTCGAAGGTATTCGCCTGCGCCGAGTTTGCGGTTGCAGCTACCACAGCGGATGTCCTGCATGTCGGTTGTCTTCCAGCGTTGTGCTAGGATTCCCGCGCCTCGCGAGGTGGCGCGGCCCTGGCCGGACTGGCAGGAACGATCTGCTGGAATGGGGCGTGACTGGTGCGCTAACACCAGTTATGTCGCCGCGTCTTTTGATTATCGACGGGGAGTAGGCTGAGTGACAGGCACCGGTGTTGTCTGTCGAGTATCGACAGCAGAAGCGATAGGTCAGAGGTATGGGGAGATTTTGATGCGATCAGACATCCTGCTGATTATTCACTACGCCGAAGTTGAAATACGCGCTATCGCTAAACAGTATGTCAGTCACTGTCTGGTCGAATGTATCGGACCCGACGCAACAACACTCGCTTTGGGCGTCTGGGTCAAGACGATGACAGACGAAGAACGCACCATGTTGAGCAACAATCCTGCGTTGCGCGACGAGTTCGAAGGTGTCTTCCGCTCTCGTGGGTATCCGGAAGAGTCTATTTCAGGAATCAATTTCTTATTTGAGTCTCAAGAGACTGTAGATCGCGATTTTCACGGCAACTGGGGCTTCGCGATGAGATGAAGTTGGTTGGGGCGTTATGCCCCTTCTCGCACATTCACTTCCAACTCCACCCCCGTCAAATACCCCCCGTCCGACAGAGTGTGGGTTACCTTCGTCACAAGCCACTCCGTACCATCGATCTCCGCCTTCCACCCGCTGACGGTTGCCGGTAGCTCCGGAAACAACTCCGGCCGTCCGCGCGCCAGCGTGATCCGAAACGCCGCCACCCCTCGCTGTATCCGCTGCCACTCCGCACGCGCCGCGCGCTCGGCGTTGGCCTTCGTGGCGTAGGTGTGGCGCAACACCTTCACGTTGTCGAGATTCCGGTTGTCGATGACGTCCGCAGCTTTGCGGGTCTTCTTCTGTTTCCCCTGGCGTTTGCCTTCGGTAGGAGCCTCCGCCACTACCACCACATTCGAAGCATCTACCACCACCTCCCCCTTCTTCGCCTGCCGCGCATCCTGGTAATACGCCTTCGCGCCGTTGTAGTTATCGCGCGCGACCACGCTGAACGTATGGGTATCGCCGCTGGCGCGAGTGATCTCGACAGTAGGCAGGTCGATGCCTGATGCGCTTTGGCCGGCGCCGGCGCGGATGAACAACAGCTTGCCCTGCTTGACCGTCGCAATGGCGTCGTGGTCCTTCGCCAGGCGGGTGAGGAAGTTGGCGTCGGATTCGCCGGTCTGGTCGATATGGTCGATGACCAGGTCGGCTAGGGCGGGCGCGACCGCAGCTTCCAGGCCGTTGTGCGTGGCGATGACACGGACGATGGCGCCGAGGGTCTGGTCTCGGTACGTTTGTTCCTTCCGGGTGGTCAGGCCGCTGGAGAGGTCTGCGCTGCGTGCGCGGATCGTCAGGCGGTCGGGCGGCCCGGTGTGCTCCAGCTCGTCCACCTTGAACTGGCCTTTCTCGACCAGGCCGGTGTCTTGCCAGCCGAGTGCGAGTGAGAGCGTGGCGCCTTTCTCGGGCAGATCCAGTAGGCCGTCGGCATCGTCCAGCTCGATGTCGAGCTGGTCCGCCTCGAAGCCGCGGTTGTCGGTCAGGGTCAGGGAGATCAACCGGCCCTGGAATCGGCTTGTGACGTCCTTCTTGCCCTGGCGCAGTTGGTAGATGGGAACGGCAGCCGTGCCCGCCATGGCGTCGGCCAGCGGCGCCGTGGTGGGCGTGGGGCCATTAGTGGATGGGGCGAACATCGGGCGCTCCAGGCTGGGCAGGTTCGTTGGCGAGTGGCTCGTGGATTTCGTCGACGCGTGTGAGGTTCAGCGTGAACTCGATGCGCCGCGCTTTGCCATCCGGGAAGAACAGGCTGCGGGTGACGGACAGCGAATCGATCTCGAACATGCCGTAGTATCGGCCGGAGCCTTCGATCAGCACGTATGGCTGGCCTGTGTCGCCCATCTGCCGAAGGTGGTCGATGGTGTTGTCGCCGCCGCTCAGTTCGGGCAGCAGCACGCCTGAGAGCGTCACCGTCTCGTCGTCCAGGCCGGTGTACTGGCGCGATGCGCGACGGCCGACGCGGTTGTTCGACGGATGGCGCCAGCCGATCTGCTGCTGGAACTCCTGGTAGGGCGCCGTCTCCAGGGCGAAGACGAATAGGCCGAGCGCCATCATCATGGTTCAGTCCTGGTCGGTGAGACGGGATCGCACGCGGGCTTGCTGCCGGGCTTCAACGCGTTGGATCTCGGTGGCCACCATCCGGGCGATGGTCTGTTCATTCGTGCCGGCGGGCGGATAGACGTTGATGACGATCGGGGCAGGTGCCATGCCGACGCCCTTGCCGGCCGACGACGCAGCGAGGGGAGGTCGCTTGTCGAACGTCACGCCGGCGATGGCTGGCGCTGCAGCCGCGAACGAAATCCCGGCGCCGAGTCCGGTCATGACCTTGGCGACCCTCGCCATGGTGCCGAGCGGGCCGCCCTGGCCGTTCTCCAGCCCCTGATCCAGCCCTTCCATGGTGAAGCCACCCAGGCGGGCAAACACGCGGCTGGGCGAGCGGATGCCGAGCTTCTCCTTGAACCAGCCGACCACGCCGTCGCCAATACTGCCGATGGTCTCGCGCACCTTGGGGAGCAGACTCGTAACGCCCTTGATCAGCCCTTTCAACAGGTTGGCGCCGAAGTCGGTGAATTTCTCCGGCATGTCCACGCCGAACCAACTCAGCACCCGCGTGAAGATGCTGTAAAACAGGCCATAGGGCGACCAGTTCAAGATGAAGGCGGTTACGCTGCCGATGCCGCCAGAGAACACGCCGCAGATCTTTCCCCACAGGCCGACGAAAAACGCCTTGATGGGTTCCCAGTATTTGTAGATCAGCAATGCTGCAACGGCGATGGCCGAGATCGCCAAGCCGATCGGGTTCATCAGCAGCGCTCGCGAGAGGATGACCACACCGCGCAGGACCAGCTTCAGTGCTTTGCCCATCCCGCGTAGTACCCCGGTGGCGAGACTGCCTTTGACGCCGAGCACTCCAAAGGCCACCTTGATCGCCGCCATCGGAACGAGTACGGCTGCCAACGTCAGCGAAATCGTTCCCAGCGCTGCGAACAGAACTCCCAGCCCGATGGCCACCTTCGCCAATGTGCCGGCCAGCTCCGGGTTCTCCTTCGTCCACTGGCTGACGGTACGAATGGCGTCCGTAATCGTCTGCGTGACGCTACGCAGCGGCTTGTCCACGGTATCGGACACTGAGATGCCCAGATCCTGCCACGCAGACTCCAACGTCTGCAGGTCTCCCTTCAGGTTATCTGCCATGGTGGCCGCAACTCTATTTGCGGTGCCGGCGGATTCCGTCAGGATCTGCGTGTACTTGTCGATTCCCTTCGTTCCCTGTCGCTCGATGAGTTCGGCCATGCCAGCGGCGGGTTCCTCGCCAAATATGCGCTTGAGATAGCCGAGCCGGTCGCCAGAACCCATTTTCTCGGTCTGGGCCGCGACGTCGCTGAGGATCGACGGGATGTCCCGAACGTTGCCCTTCAGATCGAGCGACGAGACGCCAAGTTCCCCTAGTGCCTTGCTGGCTTTCGATGTTGGCGATGCCAGGCGGAGGATCATTGCGCGCAAGGTTGTGCCGGCCTGGCTACCCTGTATCCCGGCATTTCCGAGCAGGCCCGCAGTCGCCGCTGCCTGCTCAAATGACATTCCGGCTGCCTTGGCTACTGGACCCGCGTATTTCATCGTGTCGCCGAGCATTTGCAGCGTCGTGTTCGACGACGTGAAGGCCATGGTCAATACGTCGGACACGCGGCCCATCTGGTCCGCCTCCAATCCAAAGCCGCTCATGACATTCGACGAGATGTCCGCCGCGACGCCGAGGTCCGTGGTTCCCGCTTTGGCCATCGCGAGAGTGCCTGGCATGGCCTTGATGATCTCGTCCGGAGTGAAGCCGGCCATCGCCAGAAAGCCTTGACCCTCAGCGGCCTGCGTGGCGGTGAAGCTCGTCGTGGCGCCGAGGTGTCGGGACTGCGCACGCAACGCCTGGAATGCCTCCGAGTTCTTGTCGAGCCGACTGAGGGCCTGGACCCTGGACATCTCGGCGTTGTATTCGCCGCCCGGCGCGAGCAGCCTTCTGGCGCCAAGCAAGGTTCCGGCGCCCAACGCGGCGCTGGTCGCGCCACCCGCAGCAAGGGTTCCAGCAGCACCCCGCATCCTGTCGGCCGAAGCCGTGGCGGCGGCAACACGCCGCTGCCGTTCCCCCACCGCCTTCAACTGCGCTTCCTGCCGCGCAAGCGCCGCCGTCGTGGTCTGGATCTGGGTGGTCAGGTTGCCCTGGCCGCGCCGCAGCGTAGCCGTGCTGATGCCTGCTGCGGTCAGCCGGTCCTTGACGCCTGTGAGGCTGGTCTGCAGGCCGGTGCTGTGCTTGCGCAGTCTGTCGGCCTCGATGTTGGCTTTCTGGAACGCACGGGTCATGGCAGCAGTGGGGCGTGCCGCTGCGTCGATCTGCTGTCCGAGAGCTTTGACGTGGGCGTCGGCCTTGCGCAGTTGCGCGTCGGTGATCGTCACTTCCTTCGACAGCTTGCGGAAGCTGTCGATGCTTCCCTGCGTACGCTCCAGCGCCTTCAACTCGTCACGGGTTGCCTTGACGGTCTTCGCCAGCTTGCTGCTGCTGTCGATGACCGCCTTGAACGGCCTCGTTACCCGGTCCACGGCCTGCAGCAGAACCTCCAGCCTGAGATTGCGCGAGGTACTCATTCGTCGGCTCCGCTACGGTCGTAGGCGCGCTGTCGCCACGCCATCAGTTCTGCGACCCCCATCGCGTACATGACCTCAGGGGGCCAGTGGAAGATCACTGCAACGTCGGCGATGGCGTCTTCGACTCGCTCTGGAAGCTGTCGTCCTTCGCCGACTTCGGCAGCAAAAAATTGCTGACCGCCGTGCCGCACTGCATGAGGTCTGCGGGATCGAGCTGGCCGACGTCGTGCTGTGTCAGCGTGGGGGTGGTGATGCGCGGCAGGACCACATGCAGTGCGTTGACTTCCATGCGCAGAAGATCGATCAGGCTGCAGCCGCGCAACTCGCCTGCGCCAGGCTTGCGCACGGTGATCTTTTTTATGATTTCCTTGCCGCGCGTGAGTGGCTGTTCCAGAGTGATATCGGTGTCGGTGGTCGTGGGCTGAGTCATGGATGGCTCCAGAGTGAGAAAAGGGAAGGGTGGCGTTTACACGCCCATCGCGCGGCGCTGCTCGGCCAGGCGGTCTACGCCGAAGACGACTTCGATGAAGTTGTTGTGGTCGATCTCGCACCAGACTTCGTTGTTGACGGACAGCTTGTAGTAGCTGATGGCGGACTTCACCTTGAACTGGCTGTTGTCGCCGGCCTTGGCGTTGCCGAGATCCAGCTCGGTATGACGGCCGCGCATGACGACTTCGAGGGAATCGACAGCTTCGGAATCGTCGCGCTGAATGGCGCCGGCGAATCGCAGCATGGCGCCGTCCACGGAAGAGATGCCCCACGACTTGAATATCTCGCGCATGATGCCGCCGTACGTGGCTTCCGATTCCATCTTCTCGGCGCCCAGGTCGATCTCGACGGGGCCGTTCATGCCGCCGGCGCGATATTCCTCCAGCTTGCGGGTCAGCTTGGGAAGAGTAAATTCCTCCACCTCGCCGATGAAGCTGACGCCGTCGGCGAAGACGTTGAAGTTCTTGAGCTTTTTTGGCATTGCCATGGGTTGCTCCTTTCAGGGGTGCGCGGTGCCGCTTACGCGGCGACGGCCTGCGCGAACTGCATGAGATAACGGTCAGTGATGCGCTGGCGCAAGGTGAGGTCCTCCAGCGGCGGGACGGGGGTGTAGTCGTAGTCGACAGCAAGCCGACCGTCTTTCAACTGGTCCTTGTCGTTGAAATCGGCATCGAGCCAGGCAGAGCCACCGAGCAGGTAGCCGTTGCGTGTGTAGGTGCGCAGCTTGGCGTTGATGCCTTCGAGCATGTCGCGCACCAGCGTGGGCGTCATCGGCAGATCTGCTGCCCAGGCATGGGCCTCGGCCATCGTGTCGGCCAGCACTTGTGCGGTGCGCGTGTAGCTCTCGAAGGCGAAGAGTTTGTCTCCACAGGTGCGAGAGCCCCAAAACCGGAATCCATTGAAGTTCACGAGCGTGGTGATCTCATTGGAGTTCAGATACCCCGCGTCAGTGGCGGGATTCTGCAGATCCCAGAAGACGTCCTTCGACAGGCCCGTAACACCATTGACGCCAACGTTCGACAAGGTCTTGTGCCAGCCGATCTCCTGGTCGATTTTGGCTCGCAGACCCAAGGCGCGTGCGGTGGCGAACTGGATGGCCTGTGCCTTGCTATCGAGATCCCAGCCGAGGAAATCCGGCCAGATCAGCATCACTTCACGCTGCGTGAAGTTGAGGCGGTATGCGACGGCCTCTTCCTTGGTCGCACAACCAAACGCCGAGAGATAGGCGAACGCCCTGAGCTTCGCGGCGATGCTGGCCAACTCGACGGCAACAGGCAAACTGTCCAGCCCTGGCACACCCAGGATGCGGGGCGTGACACCCAGGCGATTCCTGGCGGAAAGGAGCGCTTTCATGCCGGTGAAGCAACCATGGGCGTCCGTGGTGCCGATCAGGTTACTGACGGTCTCTTCGTCGGTCGCGCCTGTTGCTACCCGCACCACTACCGTAAAGGGATTCGCCTGGTCAGCGATGGCGTCGAGCGTGCGCGCCAGTGTTCCCTGCTTGCCGGCTTTGCCGATGTAGGCCATCGGGTTGGTCAGCAGGATCGGCGTGTCGAGCGGGAAGAGATATGAGTCGGCATCGTCGCCCGTGCAGACGACGCCAATCACGGCAGTGGAGATGGTGCGGATTGGCCGAGTACCTCCGTTGATCTCGACCACGCGCACGCCGTGGTGGTAGTTTGATGGCATTGAGTCCTCCTGGATGGATCAGGCGAGAGCAGATCGTTCCAGTAGGATGCGGCGCGCGCGCGGAGGTGTCGCGCGGTGGGTGTTGTCCCGGTGCTTCTGACAACAGTTCACTGGCATCTTCCGTAGAATGCAAGTCCACGATGGGATGGCAAGGGGACGAGATGGCCTACTACACGCTTCAAGACTACGATGCAGCGAAAAGCAATTTGGAGCAGCTTCGGCAACGATCGGACAACTATGACGGCAACAATCCGAACAAATTCCGAGCGCCGATTGCAGACGCGACTGAGCGCCTCTACATCATCGAGCGCGAGATGAAGTTATCCGGGCAGCTACCTGCAACTGAGGTGGAGAAGCTGGGCTTCGAGCTAGACAAACTTTTTCCCGATGCGCGTCACGGCCAAGTTGTGGAACTCAATGAGAAGAAGTACAAGCGACGTGCCACACCTGGCGCATATTCGTTAGCAGGCAATCCTAAGTTCTGGATCCTTTCCTGGGATCATTTGGACTCCGATTGAGTGCCACCGACGCAGCTTCAATCGATTCCGAGCTGTTAATTTTCAACGCAAGGGCGGTTTCATCAGGCACTTCAGGCCACGCGGGGCTATCCGGGAAAGAGCCGTCCTCCAGCACCGCTACCAACGCCACCTGATACGCCGCCCACGCCCGGAACACGGCCATCTCTACCGCGTCGAGTATCCCGGCTGCTACGGCATCGGCCTTGCCGGCAGTGCGCGATTTCGCGAGCGCCATGCGTTTCTCGAAGTCGGCCAACGCTGCGTCGTGCTTCTGCTTGCGCGCAGCCTCCTGGTCGATCACCCATGCGCCCCTCTCGAAACGATGGATGTCCGAAGGGCGCGGCTTGCTGGTAAGGCCGGCCTGGTCCGGCGTGACACCCGGCGTCAGGATCTCGGCGGCGGAGCCATCGGCTTGCCGGTAGAGCAGCATGCCTCGGAAGTCCGGCCGCAATTCCCACGCGCCGCCGACGAAGTAGGGCCAGGTGTGGCGTTCGCGCTCAGGAAGTGAAAGGTGCGTGCTGAAGGCCGGCTGCAGCCAGCGGCTTTCGTTGAGTGGATCGGGTTCGGCAAAGGTGCTGGTGGTGTACTGGCCGGTCTGCGGGTCGAAGTTGTGGATCTGCATGCGTGGCTCCCTAGTAGGCGCGAATCATCGCCAGCAAGGCGATGTTCCGGGGGCGTGCTTCGCCGCCCCCATCGGTATCGATCGTGATTGGGTGGATGTGGTCTTCGGCTTCGTTCATGCCGACGATATGGACGTGACTGCCATCCTGCGGAATGGTGTGGCCATGCCGTCCATCGGCGCTCGTGCGAATGTCATTGCTGCGGCCTTCGCCGATGTCATCCTGAGGCCCGCCACCCCCATACACCATGGCGTTGCGAGATATGCCCGAAGCGTGGGTGTGCTCGCCATCATCCGAAGTTCGGCCCCCATGGTTGTGCCGTCCCTGCGGCTCGGACCATGCGCGATGGCCGTGCCGCCCGGCAGGGCCGGACCTGGCCGGGTGGGCGTGGGCGAGGTTCTGGCTTGCCTGGTAGCTGCCGATGCGCCGGGCTGCGTCGATGCCGCGTCCGTCATCCCAACAGCGTAGAAACTCGCCGCGCAGGTCCGGGATCCGAAACGTCTCTTCGCCATCGCCGCTGGAAAAGCAACCTTGGCTACCGGCTTGCCAGTGGGCTTCGGTCACCAGTGCGCCCGACGATACGGCATAGCCCCACAGTTGCGGGTAATCACTGCGTCGCAGGACCACACCATTCGCTTTCATGAAACCGGCCCGTGCGGATGTGCGAGGCTCCAACACAATCTGCCCGACGGATGCTTGGTGGACAGTCGACTGAACAAATGCCGTCGTCGCGATCTGGTCAGAGACAGTGCCAGCGGGTGCAGTGGGGGCAGTCGGCATGCCGGAGAGTCCAGGCGAGGCGAGGGGCGCGAAAGCCCTGAGGCGAGCGGTGAGACCAGCTGGTGTCACCGCTCGCCGGTTGTCCCTCCCCAGCTCGGTCTCGCCCCACGTAGCCAGTTCCACGATGCCAGGCACGGTTTGACTGGCGGGCGGATTGGCGAAGGAAGCATCGCCGAACGTGAGGCTTGCAGTGTCGACATCCACGAACTCGGCATCGGTGGACAGCAGCAGGATAGCGGCGGCGGATTTTTCCAGAATGGGCGTCTTCGCGCTGTGGGTGCCGAGCAGCACGCCGTTGCCCAGGTAGATCCCGAAGCCGTGGAGCGGATATTGATCGGCGCTGTCGTCGCGGATCGTCAGATGGATAATGCCGCCGCCCACATTGACGCCGGCGATGGTCTCGACGCGCTTGATCTCGTTTGGTACGGCGCTAAGCGTGGCTGTTGGCTTGAAAGCCGCCGTGGACAGCCCTACGGCTGCAATGCGATGCGCGGCGGTTCCGGTGTTGTCCGCGTTGACCAGGGCGGCGCGGCCAGCGGTAGTGAGCTTGAGCAGGATTCCGGACATGGGTCAGGCAGCAGAGAGGGTGAGCCGTCGATACACGGCGGGGCGCGCGGCCATGGCGACAGCAATCGGGCAGGCGGCGCGAACGGCCTGCGTGAAGGTGTAGTGCGCCCTGACAGGCTTGGTGCGGTCGATCTCGGCCATGATGTCGCCGACCAGATCAGCCGTGGCCGGCACGCCGTGGCCGTCGCCGGCGGACAGAATGACCTCGAAGGTGCCGGGCCGGCCGCGTGGCGTGGTTTCCCACCATTCGCGCAGGACGATGCCTCGACCAAATGCGCCGATGACCTCGCGGACAGCGGCGGCGGTGCCGTTCATGCGGGCGACGGGAATCGCGGACGCGACCAGCGCGCGGCGCATCGACTCCGGCCAGTAGCTCTTCCATGCGTCGATGCCGAGATGCCAGGCAAGCCAGGGCAGCAGTTCGAGCGGGATGTTGTCAGGCCGCATGAGATCGCGCAGCGGCGACGGGATCTCGGAAAGCCGTGCGCCAGTCTCGGCAAGCCTGCGCTCGACGGGCGAAGCGTTGGGCGGGAGCAGGTCAGCCATGGGTGCCGCCGTGCTGGATATCGACGGCGCGACAGTAGGGCGCCTGTGTGTGCGTCGCCTTCACATCGGCGAGGGGCTCCAGCAACTCGACACGTTGCGCACCGTCGGCGTGCAACGCGGCGTAGAGGCCGGAAAGTGTGACCTCGCGGGCGATGCGATGGGTCTCGGCGAGATACGCATCCAGCCGGGCCTGTGCGGTCGTCAGCACCACGCTGGAATCGGGGCCGGGGAAGGTGTAAATCCGGGCGCGCACGTTGTACCCGACGATCTCCGCCGAACGCACGGTCGCGAGGTCGGTCAGCGGGCGGACGTGCGCGGCGGTCAGCCGTTCGGCAACAGCCTGACAGAGTGCTTCGTCAGCATGGCCGTCGCCCTCGCGCGAGAGGATGGTGACGAGCACCTCGCAGGGGGCCGGGCTGGTCGCCAGGGCATCGAGGATGCGGCCGTCGGCGCCAAGGGCGTGCGAGCGGTAGGCGCCGGCTGGGCCTGCGACAGAGAACCCTTGCGGGGCGAGCTGGATCCGCATGCGCAAATCGGCATCGCGCTCCATGACGGCGGGGGTGTTGCGATCCGAATCGGCAGGGGCAATGGTGAGCCGCTCGATGCCAAAGAGCATGCCGAGGTGGTCGAGATCCTTGTCCTGGGCATAGGCCAGCATGACCGCGCGGCCAGCGTCGTTGATGCGCTGGCGCAGAACCATCTCACGATACGCGGATTCCTCCAACAGCTTCACCACCGGCTCGGATTCGAGCGCCAGCGTGCGCGCGACGGCTTCGCGTTGCTCGGCGGGGTACAGGCTCAGGTAATACGCCTTGCGCTCGGCCAGTATCACTTCGTAGTCGATAACCTCGACCACGTTGGGCGGCGGCAGGCGCGACAGATCGATCGGTGTGGTCATGCCCGGCCTCGCTGCAGTGGGATGGTCAGGGGAGGGAGTGTTGCGCGGCGTGCGCCGTCCACGCGCTCGGCATCGATGCTGACGGACCAGGCGCCTTCTGCATCCGATTGGAACGACACGGCATTGATGCTGACGCGCGGCTCCCATCGGACGATGGCGGCAACAGACGCCGACATCACGCGCAGCCGCGTAACGCCATTCATCGGCTGGTCGATCAGCTCCGGCACATCCGAGCCATATGCACGCCGCATGACGCGTGTGCCGATGGGCGTGGTCAGGATGTCGCGGATGGACTGCCAGATGTGGGCCAGATCCGTGCTGGCGCGTCCGGTGGTGCTGTCGAGTCCGAGATAGGTCATCGCGGGCCACTCGTCCTGTCACCGCCACGCCGCACATTGCCGTGGTCATGCTCATCGACCACCACCCCATTCGACGACAGCTTGCCGCCCTGGTGGATGAAATCACCCGAGATGGTGTTGCCGTGGCCGCCGCCCTGACCAGCGATGCCGTTCTGGTAGGAGAGCAAGCCCTTGACGATCACGTTGCCGTCGAACGTGGTTTCAGGGCATCGCACCAGAACGCTCGTCGCAGCCTCGATGATGAGCTGCTGAATCCCGCTGACCGACAGCGTGCCGCTGGCGTGGTTGTACGTGACCGTCGCCCCATCCGGATACTGCGTCACGGTCTCGTCCGGACTGTGGCTCGGTGTATCGAAGTCGTTAGACGGGATGCCGCACAGGATGACGGCATTGCGCAGATCGCCGCCGAGGCAGAGCAGCAGAACCTGCTCGCCGATTGTCGGTGGAGACCAGGTACGAGTGCGGCCGGCTCGGGCTTCTATCCAGGGCAGCCAGTCGGTGGCGATGCCGCCGGTCGTTACGCGGACGCGCGGGGGCTTGGCATGCCGCACTTCGGCGACGGTGCCGAAGCGCAGCAGGTTTTCAATGAGACGGAGGAGTTCGGCGGAAGGCATGACCACCAGCGTGCCTCAGGCGCGCGGGGCGGTCATTGGGTGGGTGTTGTCGCGAGTTGGTAGACAACACGTCAGGCTGCGTGAGTCACGTTCCTCATTCGGGCAACCCGGCCAAGGTGGGGTTATCACTCGTAAGGCTGTGGCCGTAAATAGTCCGTGAAATCTAAGCTGGGTCAGCCAATGCATGGAGAAATACTTGGTACGCAAAACTTCAAAAGTATGCATTTTGTAAACATCCACAGCTGATGAACTTCCTCACCGAAGAAAATTCAACCAACAGGTAAGTGACATGGCGCTATACGAAATTTCCGGCGAAAAGCTGACGCCTATCGGCCAAAGAACTTTCGCTGAACTCGGATTGCTAGAACGAGCAAATATTCAGCGTGCGGTCCGGACCCATATTGCAGCGATCACTCCGGGTGTTCGGACAATGGTTCTTGCGGAAGAATTCGGAGACTGGGTGGGCGCGAATAGACGCATTGACCTTCTCTGCCTGGATGAGAACGCTCGGCTCGTGGTGGTGGAGTTGAAGCGAGACGATGGCGCGCACATGGAGCTGCAGGCGTTGCGGTACGCGGCGATGATTTCCACGATGAGATTCGATCAAGCCGTGGAAGCCCATCGGAAGTATCTGCTATCAATCGGCGCAAAAGAGGATGCTGAGCAGGCCATTAGAGAGTTCCTCGATAGAGAGGAGGGCGCTGTCGCGCTCTCTGACACAGTCAGGATAGTTCTGGCTTCGTCGGAATTTTCGCAAGAACTCACCACTGCGGTCTTGTGGCTCAACAAGCAGAGGTTAGACATTCGATGCGTACAAATGCGACCGCACGCTGTTGACGGACGTGTTTTGCTCGACATACATCAAGTCATTCCGTTGCCAGAGGCCGAACAGTATCAGGTAGCCGTTCGTGAAAAATCGATGGAGCAAGATGCAGCTCGCACCCAAGATCGGGATTTGACTAGATACGATCTGTCTATCGGGGACCTATCGCTAAGCAATCTTCCAAAGCGCCGCTTAGTCTATGAAGTAGTGGCTGAAGCTATACGACGTGGGTTGTCCGCCGAGAGTATTGAGGCTGCAATTCCATGGAAAGGAAGCCTGTTCGTGTCCGCGGACGGTAACCTCAACGAATCCGGCTTCCTTGCAGCTCTGGGTCAAAAGAAGCTGCGCTGCTACACAGGCGACGAAGACTTGTTCCACGTCGCGGGCAAGACACTCGCCTTCACGACTCAATGGGGTACACGCACCTTGAGAGCGGTAGAGAACGTGCTGAAGGTAATGCCGACTGGCGACGAAATCAGCTACGCGCCGACGACTGCCGTGGCCGACGAGGCCACGTATGGCAAATATGTCGTCCGCCAGCGCGAGAGTGGTGCTATCGAGGTGGAGGAAGACGGTGTTGCGGTTCTGCCCGTTAAGCCGGTGTTGCGCCAGTTGGCGGCTGAGCTTCAGATCGGTCTTGAGAACTCCAATGGTAATGAATTCAATACCAGGCAGTTGGGTGTGCAGATCATGACGGCCATTCGCAACATTTGATCATGGTGGGTGGCAGTCTTCGTCCGGTGAGATGAGGTGGGGCAACGATACTCGACTAAGACCAAGCTATCGGCGTAAAAAAGCAGTTGCCGGAGCGCGCTGGCGACTCCGGCAACTGCTTTTGATACCTCGATAAGATGCCGCATGGGCAGTTCCGAGCCGAGCTTTCTACCTTCGCCGGTCAAGTGTCAATGACCACATCGGAACGTAGTTCAACCGGTTGCAGTACCGGATACTTCTGTCTAATCAGATCGTACAAGTTGGTCACGCCCGGAGCGTGCACCGTCACTACAAGTGCAAACGATACATCTGGTGCGGATGCTGGCGGAACCGATCGGCTGACTTCCCGTGCGTGATACTCCACGTCGAAAACCGGTGAGGATAGCGACGTGCCATCAGTGAAGTCCCTGCTGCGATGAAGCACGGTCTCCCATTTATGTCCTGCATCTCGCATCTCACGTTCTGCAGCCTTGTACTGCGACTTGATGCCAAAGAATTCGGTAGAAGTTTCATCGCCGAGACCCAGTAAGGGCCTGAAGGTAACTCCCATTCCGGAGCGCGTGTAGTTAATCGCATGCTCCGGGTCGGTATGTGCGCAAATACAGAATGTCGCTCGGACCGTCACCTTCCCGGAGATCAAGACGTCGGGAAACGGAACGGGGCAACGTCGGAATTCACCTTTTGCCAGTGCCGCCCGGAATATGACTGTTGCGGAGTCGGGTCCGCACTCCAATAGCGTCAGGGCGTCCTCGCGAAATCGACCCCATCCCACTTCGGCGCGAGGGAGTCGGGCTGAGTGCTCGGAATGGTGGATCAGAAGTGCTTTGAGAGCTATGGACGACAGGTCGTAGTTCGTTGTTGCTGCGACTCCAGCAGCCGTGCGAAGGGTTAGCGGCGAGGAATAGCTTGTTCCGGAAACGCCGACAACGCTTCCGAGAAGGGGATTAAAGACCTCGAACAGTTCCCCCGCGCTGCCTCCGAACGCTACGCCATCTGGCTTGACATACCCCGGACTACGTCCTGGTCCAATGCAACTGTATGGAGCTCGTTTCCATTTGGGGCCTGCGGAGTTGGACGCTCCGACTGCTATGGCATTCACCATATCCCCCGGCGGCTGGATACGATCCGCGCCTTTTGCTTCGCCGTCGTTGCCGACTGCAACAGTCAGCAGTATGTCGTAATTGGCACACAGCTGATCCAGAGTCGCAGTCCAAACGTGAACTTCGTCGTCATAGACGGGCATGCGGGGGCCGAGGCTGAGATTCGCAAACCTATGCCGCCCGGCTTCGAGAACGCCTTTGATACGGAGCAGCACATCGAACAGGTCGGGGTCTTTGCCTGATGTCGGTGCCAGCACGCGATAGTGATCGACGCCCATGAATGGTCGATTAATCTGTGCACCTGCCTTAGGTCGACCGAAAAGGAACGTTGATGTAACTTCGCTGCCATGCATCAGTAGCGCGCCGGAGGTGTCCGAGGTCTCTGGGAACGTATACTCCGTCGCCCAAGCCGACAGGTCAGCAGTCCCCAGCCCACCATCAAAGATGGCCACCCGCTCGCTTGTGTGAATCGGCCCGCCAGTCGGTAGCGCGAAGGGAATGCCATTCATAGTCTGACGCACCATGTTTGGCACAGCAATCCGCAGGGCTGGCATTGGGCGTGCGACGCGCAGAAAGGTAAACTCCGAAAGTGCGAGCAGCTGCGATGAAGTTGCATTTACGGGAACGAAGGTGAGGCCGCCGACCCTGATCCTTCGTTTCAGGTCGACATCAGCCCCCAATTGCATCGCAAATCGCTGAAAGCCAATGACGATGTCGTCTTCGTTAGGGCCAGCATGCAACGCGACTTCGAAAGAGTGACTTGCGTCGTCCACTGGGAGCTCGCCACGCACTTTGTCTTCTGAGTTCAGCCATTTTACTGACTCAATTTCGGTAAGCTGCTGGCCGATATAGTCGGGCACGCTGACGGAACTGAGAAATGACGCCAGTCTGTTGATGCCATCCTCCTTCCCGGCCACAAGAATCGACGCCGTCGCATGAGGCTTGCCTTCGAGGCGATCCTCCGAAGCTTTCCTTGGAACAATGGTCCTTTCTTTGCTGCCAACGTCACGGAGACCAGTGGCGTTCAGCAGCTTGGCGGGATAGTAGCTGCGCGCAAGGAATGAGGGATGTAGCGTCATTTCAAATACCGCTTCCCCCCGTGGTTTCGCGCCGACCGAGACGTTACGCAATGCGGTGGCAATGTCATTCACCGGCTCCAGCAGTTCTGCGCGCACCTCGTCAAGAGTGTATGGCCTCTTCTTCGGGCCGCCGCCACGTACAATCTTTGCGCTGCCCGCAAGTTTTTCGCCGCCTCCCAGCAGCAGATTTTTGTTCGGCATGGCTTAATTCCTCGTTCCCTTTTTGAGAGTTCTGCCCACGGTGGGGTGTGAAATACCAAGTTGTTGTGCAATGTCTCTGTGAGATACACCTTCAGCTGCGAGTTTTCTGATCTTGACGTCGCGAAGGAATGTCGAACCCTGAGAGTCGGCCGCAGCGTTCAATCCTTCTTCGGCGAGAACTTCTTCAAAAGGGCGGTCCGAAAGGACTGCCACCTTCCTAGCTCCTTGCACAAAGCGTCGAAGGTCTGCGTACGATGAACCGATGTACGATGACGCCAGCTCCTTTGCTGCAGCAGCGGAAACGTCCTCGGCGAGCAGGAACTGAGTAATGGCTTGTTCAGACGGAACATCGAATTCGAGTTGAAGATCGAATCGTCGCCAAACAGCTGGGTCGAGTAGTTCTGGATGGTTGGTCGCCGCTACCAACAATGAAGTGGACGGCCATTCATCGATAGCTTGCAGCAGCACCGTGACCAAGCGCTTCAATTCCCCAACGTCGCGGTCATCGTCCCGGCGTTTTGCTATCGAATCGAATTCGTCGAGCAGAAGGACGCACGGAAATTCGCGTCCGTAATCGATCACGGCTCGGACGTTCGTTCCGGTCTTGCCGAGCAGGCTGCTCATGACAGTAGCCAGGTCGAGCGTTAAGAGGGGGAGGCCGAGTTCGCGCGCGAGCCATTGGCAAGCCATTGTCTTTCCAACGCCGGGCGGTCCCTTAAACAGCAAAGCCTTAATGGGTTCGAGATTCGATAGTCGCAGCTTCGTCGCAAGCTTGCGCTCCTCAATGACACGGGCGAGTTTGGATGCTATCTCTGGTGGCCAAATCGGTTCGTACTGGAGCACGACGGATGCGTCTTCTCTGAGCAAGCCCCGGCGGCTGTCGGCGTCCACTGGTTGTGTCACCGATCGCGTAGTAGCCGGCATTGACAACAAAGTTTCGGCAAGGACCTGGGCGGCTGAGGGGTCACTCTTCTTCAGGCGGCTGACCAATCTCCGGGCGAGGAGGACGAAGCTGGAGGCGTTTCCTTGGATGCCCTGCTGGAACAGCAGAGAAAGTTCTTTTTCGTCGATTTGAACCATGTAATTCCGTTCGTAGCGTGGGGCGGTACATATAATTTAGTTAGTGTACCAGCTGATGTACCGGCATGCCAATGGAACTTTGACGGGTGGCTTTCTAAGTTGCGAACGATACAAACAGTGCGGCTTTCCTTCGTCTTCGAGTGCTGCTGACTCCTGCGTTGGGCTGGAGCCAAGGCGGTAGTACTTCACAGCGCCTCCCCGGCTGCCACCAGTCCCAGCACGGCATCTGCCAACCTCCCCACATCCCCCTCCCCAAATCCCAACAACTCCCGCCGCGCATACTCCACCTCCAGCCCGCCATTCCGGTTCACCCGATCCCGCAAGCCGAACTGGTGAACCGCCGCCATCCGCCGCACGCCGCCCGCAAACTCCACCACCGCGCTGTCCGGCCCCGCCTGCACCTTCAAGAACTTCGACGTCTGTAGCTTCCCAAACATCTGCCGCCTGACCCGCCCAGCCCGCGCGCGTAGGCGCGGCTTGCGTGGCTCGTACGCCGAGCCATCCGGATTGCGTTGTTCGGCAATGCGCTTCGATTGCCGGCGGCGCAGTTCGGTGGCCACGGCTCGCATCAGCTTGCGGCGTTGGGTCGGTTGGAGCTGCTGCAGGAAGCTGCCAGCCCAGCCGGCGATATCGTCCAGGTCGGCTTTCATGGGGTGGGGAGCTTCCAGCCTGAGGGATCGTCGTAGGGATCCACTGGCTCGGCGGCGTGGGTGATGGCATACCGGGTGCCCTCCACTTTGACGATTACGCGCTCGGTCAGGGGCAGCCGCATCAGCAAATCCACGCTATCGTGGTTGAGGATGTCGGTTTCGAAGCGGAAGCCCTCGGGCCGTTTGTCCGGGTTGTTGAATAGCTCGGCCTGATTCTCGCGCAGCCAGGCGAGTACGGGCACGGTGATGGCGTCGGCGCTGTCGGCGAAGTCGATGACTAGGAGGGTGAGGGTGTAGTGATACTCGAAAGAGATCGTCTTGCCGCCAGTGGCGACAACGCGGCCTTCCTCGACTGAGAGGCGCAGCTTGTCGGGGTTGCGCTGCAGGTCGGGCACGGCAGCCGTGATGGCGGTGCGGAGTTCGGCGGGTTTTCTCATGGGGTGTCCTCGCCGATGATGGTGGCGCCCTGGGCGCGCAGGATGTCCTGGAGGGCGGTCAGTTGGGCGGCGTTGAGGTGGCCGGTGGTGTAGTTGTCGGCGACGATTTCGGTGACGGCAGAGAGCGGAATGCCTGCGGGGGCCGCATCAGCGCCTCCGGGATCCGGATCGGGCAGGTGGGTGCCGGTGGCGGCGGCGTCGTGCAGGCGGACAAAGCCGACAGGCACAGTGCAGGCAGCATCAGCTTCGACGGTGACATAGCGCGGGATCTCCTTGACGATGGTTTTGCCTTTGACGTGGATGGTCTTGACGACATCGACGTATCGGATGACCTCGACGACGGCCGTATCGCCGCTGTCTAGTTGAGCGCGAAGGGATGCCGCCAGCTTCTCGGCATCGGCGGCGCGGCGCAGGACCTGGCGATATCGCTCGGTCAGCCAGGCACCGGCGCTGGCCGTGCTGACCAGGGCGAGCACCACAGCCAGGGCGGCAATGAGGGTGCGTCTCATGCGGGCACCTCGCTTTCCTCGTCCTCGGCCTCATAGCGTGCGAAGGCGCGTGCCAGCTTCACGTCATAGAGGTTGTCCTTGTATGCCGGGCCGTTGTAGCCCTGCGCGAAGGCGGACCAGCGTCTTGCCTTCAATGCCTTGTGCAGAGCCGGGTCGGCGATGATGAAGCGCACGAAGGCGTCGAGCTGCTCGGCCTCGCCGCAGCGCATGGCGTCTGCGAAGTCTTCGACGCTGGGATACCCCAGCCGCTCCCAGTGGTAGCCCATGACCTGGAACATGCCCCAACTGGCCGATGACAACGCGCATGCGATATCGATCTGCGACGCAGCAGCCAGGCGCCCGTGTTCCGCCGACTTGCCCATGTAGCCGCCGCGCCTGGCGCTGACCAGGTTGGGATACCGCAGCGCCAGGGTATTGGCGTCGCGGCCGGTGGCGCGTAGCTGGCGATACATGATGTGGCGCTCGAACAGGATCACGGGCCGCCCATCGGGCAGAAAGCCCGGTCCCAGGCTCTCTACTTCGTTGACGGCGCGGACGGCGGCAAGCGGCACGTTGAGGGTGGCAGCGGCGCGGCGCAGGTCGTCGGCGCCGAGCTGGCCAGGCTGTCGGCCGTCGAGCTGGAGGGCGAGCAAAGTCTTGGTGCCAGCCAGGCCATCCACGACCAGGCCGTAGAGTCGCTGCGCCGAGCGGACGGCGACGGCCGTTTCCGCATCGAACTCGCCGGTCAGTTCCAAGCGAGCGCCGCGCGTGCGCAGGAGGCGCTGCAGTTCGCGCACGTCGGCGCCCTGGTCACCGCGTCGCAGGATCGTCATGGCGAGATCTCCTGAGGCAGCGCAGCAGCAGCGATTCGTTCTCGCTGGTGCCGCTGTCGCCGGTCATTCGGAACAGTTCGACTACGTTACCGCGCACCGCGTAGACGGCGGCGCACAGGATGGCCAGGATGCCGTTCTGCGCCAGCAGCGCCCACTCGTACCGGCCAAACAGCACGCCGATGGCAACCGTGCCTGCCATCACGATCAGGCCGTAGGCCAACGCGGCAGCCCATGGCCGGTGGGTGCAGCCGTCGCGGCGGAAGAGCAGCAGGCGGACGGCGATCAGCGCGCAGAGCAGCGCCTGGATGAGGGTGAGCGTGGTCATTGGTCGGCTCCATCGTTGGGGCGGTGTGGACCTCGAGGGCCGCGCAGGCCGGACATCAGGCGGTCGCTCCTGTCAGCCAGGCGAATCAGCGCCAGCAGCACCTTCACCATCACGGCGGACGCTACCAGCGCGCCGACGCCGTGGCTGACGTGAAGGTCGCCCGGGAGCACCGAGGCGATCAGCGCGGCGGCGAGCGGCGCGGTGAGCCAGCCGATCACGATAGAGAGCATCAGGAAGGCGATCTTCTTCCCGTTCGACAACTCGTCCGAGTTCAGTGCGAAGACCGCCGCGCCGGCGAAGGCGCCGAGCACGGTGGCCGCATCGACGCCTGGCATCAGCGAGACAGCGCCGATGCCCGTCACAGCAACGGCGGCGGTCGAGCTGGTGGAGATGGGTTCAGCCATGGAGATCCTTGAGGGTCAGTCCCAAAGCTGGACGCGGGACACCACGGCCTGCTGCGGGAGATCTGGCAGGTCTATGACCGTGCCGTGAGGGAGGACCGGGCCGAGTTCGGCTAGGCCCCGGTTGGCTTCGAGGACGGCTTCCGTGATGCCGGCGGTCTGGCCGTAGATCCGGTGGCAGATCGCGTCGACGGTGTCCCCCTGCATGGCGATCACGCGCATCAGATCAGCGCCACGGTGCTGCGTGGTCGCCCGGCGATATCGCTGACGGCCCAGCGTGCATCGCGCCGCAGATCCTCGACGGCCTGCATCAATGCCTCGGCTCTGCTGTCGCCTGCAGCGGTGGCGTCGTAGTCCCGATAACGCTCGATCAGTCCGGCACGCGCCTCGCAGTACACCGCGCGCAGGTAGCGGTGGAGGTGTGCGGACTTCCCGTCGATCTTCTCTGCCGGTACTGCCTCCAGTGAGGCATGGCCGGCGGCTGCCTGAGTGAGTCGCCACGGCTGCAGGCAGCCGTTGATCGACAGCACGGCCTCGACCAGCGCGCCGCGCAGCCGATCCGGCGTCACGGTGCCGTCCTGGCGCATGGCTGACAGCGCGGCGTCGATATCGATGTCGGGGAAGAAGCCGTCATTGCGGATGACGTGCTGCCCGGCTTGAGCGGGTGCGGCGGCGAGGAACGAAGACATAGGTTTCGGATTCGCGAGAGGGTTGGGAGGCGGTGGACGGGGTGGCCGTTCGGGCTGGCCTTCCGGCGTTGCCGAGGGCCACCCCGTGCCGCCTGTCGCGTGGGGTCACGCTCGGTGTCAGTCCTGGCTGCTGCCCTCCTGCGCAGCGGCCGGGACAGCGTTCTTGATGTCGCGCTCCAGGCGCTCCATGTCCTTTTTCACGCCGACCTTGCTGTGCAGCTCGAGCGCGCGCTGGAGGTTCACCAGGGCGGCTCGGCGGCGCGTCTGCTGCTCGTCGGGCGGTAGGTCGTCGATCAGCGTCAGGCTGGCGTATCCCAGCGCCTTGTGGAGCTTGGCGCGTACCTCGTCGGGCATGTCCTCGCCTTGCACGATCTCGGCGACCTCGGCCAGTGCCTCGATGTCCACCGGCTGGCCGGCCTCGGACGCCTTGATGGTCATCGTGGCGTATTCCTCGGCGATCAGGCAGGCCGTGGTCCGCTGGTATTGGTCGGGCATCACCAGGTGATGGCGGATGGCGTAGCGGGCGAGGGGCAGGGCGCCGGGGAAGTCTCCGACGTCGATATGCCAAACCATGACGGTCATGAAGACTTCGTCCTGAATGCCGGCATCGGCCTCCAGCACCCCCTCGATCCACGGGGCATAGACGGGCAGCATCGCGCGCTTGGCGTCGGCCTTGCGCTCGATGGACTGGATCTGCTTGAGCGCGCGCTTGTGCTCGGCCAGCTGCGCCAGCATCAGCTCGTGGCCGGTGGCATGGCGCAGTGGATTCGCAGCATCCGCTGCGGCGGCAGTGCGCGCCGCCGTGACGCGCAGGAAGTGGTCGCGGGCAGGGCTGCTCATCATTCCACCAGTTCGATGTTCTCGGCCATCGCCACGCATTCGAGATCCTCGATCACGTAGGCGTCGTTGCTCGACTCGTAGTTCTCAATGCGGTCGCGCCTCGGGTTGTCGACGATGGTCCGGCGCCGGCTGCTTTCCTGCCAGTAGATGGACAGGTTGTCCAGGCGCGTGACCAGCAGCGTGTTCGGCGGCATGAAGGGCACGCGGATGGCCGGCAGGTTGCCGATGCGCTTCTGGCTCATGATCAGGTCAGCGGCCAGGCGCTCTGATGGTTCGCGGTCCTTGTTGACGAGCGGGAAGTACTTATCGGCCAGCAACTGGCGACCGCAGATGACGACGAGGTCGGGATCTTCCGCGTGCCAGGGCGCGATCATGCTGTTGCACAGGTCGAAAACAAGCGCATCGAGGGTGGCGTACTGCGGGCTGTTGCCTTTGCCCACTACCAGCGCGCCATCGTCTCCTGTGCCTCGCATCACGCGCTCCGGTGCATCCTCGCGCAGCAGTTGCAGCCATCCTCGGCTGACGTCCTGCAGCAGCGGATTGGCCGTGCGGTTGGACGTGGCAGCGCGCTTGACGCCGTTGAAACCGATAGTGATGCGATCCAGTGCCTGGCGGCGCAGGATCGCGTCACGCAGGCGGGTCTGGAAGTCCTTGAACTTCGCCCAGATGTCGAGGCGCTGGTAGGAGATATGCGTGTCCGAGTTGGTCTGCTCGCAGCGGTAGCGGCGGCGATCGAGCGTACTCAAATCACTCGTCTCGCGTTCCTTCTCGGTGGTGTCGGTGGTGCTTGCCACGGGGCCGGACACGCCGAGACCGACCTTTTCGCCTTCCATCTCGGGCACGCCGATGATGTTGATGCGCTGCAGGAATTCGCTCGATTCCTGAATGCGGGTTTCCAGCGTCTGCTGTACGCTGGGCGCAACGTTGAACTTGCGATCGACACGGTCGACACCGTTCAGCCTGGCGACGGTTGCTTCGTATTCCGTAAAGAGACGGCGGGTGGGGTTACGCATGGGATAGCTCCGTGTGAATGGGCGGATCAGCAGTCGGTTTCAGGGGCGGCGCTGCCATCGCCACCTGTAGCCGGTGGGCGACGGCTGTAGGTCTCGGTGGACTCCAGCGCGGCCTTCAAGCTGGCGAACTCGGCCTTGTCCTTCTGCTGCTCGGTCTGGATCGTGTCGATGCGGGTGGCAATGGATTCGAGCGCAGCAGTCACCTTTGAGAACTGGCCGCCCATCGCATGGATCTCTTGGGCCAGCGTGCTGACGGCTTCGTGCGTGTCAGCGTGCTGCGCCTGACGGCCGGTCTCATTGCGCTCGACCTTGCCGAACAGGCGCTTGATGGAAGCAGCCAGGCCGTTCGTCGGCGGGGCCGGATCCTGCGGCGTGTCGTCCGAGAAATCGAGATTGATTTCCACGGCTTCGGAGAACAGGTTGCTGGGGTGCTGCTTGCGGTCGGCCAGCGGGTTGATCTTGGCCTTCGCGCTGAATTGCAGCATCTCGCAGCCGAGGCTCGCGGGGTTGTCGGTCACGGCCAGGCCGGTCAGATACGCCTCGCCGGTGTCCGCGAAAACGGGCGTCACCTCCATCGAGCAGAAGATCTTCTGGCGTGCCTGGGTAAGCGAGACCAGCTCGGTAGTGGGATCGAGTTGTGCGAAGAGGCGCATCTTGCCGGCCTGCTCTTCGGCCTTGAGCGCAACGACGTCGCCGTACGCCTGGAACAAGCCCTTGGGGTCGATGCCGCGAATGTGCTCCAGATTGATGCGCGCGCCGTACGTCTTCGGGTCGTAGCTGCCGGCCATCTGCAGGAGCATGTTGCGATCGATAACGCGGCCATCGCTGGTGGCGCCTTCGGTGGCGATGCGGAAGAACTTCTTGCTGCCTGGCATGGTGTCCTCTTCGGTAGGTGTTCGGTGTAGCCATGTTCGGACGGGCTGCCGCGCGAGGGCAACGATGGGCTGTTGTGGTGGCAGGGCTGACAACAGAAGTGGCGTGGCACGCGCGCGCGTGGACGGTAGCGTTGCGGCATGACTACGCTGCCACCATCATTGCCGCCGCTTTCGGGGCTTCGTTTCGATGCAGAAATGGAGCCGCGCCGCATCGCCCGTACCCTGTATTGGCAGGGCTATCGCGTCGCGCGTATCGCCGAGATGCTGGGGTTGCGACCCTCGACCGTGCATAGCTGGAAACAGCGTGATGGATGGGACAAGGCGGATGTGGTCGAGCGCGTGGGGACCAGCATCGAGGCGCGCATGGAGCAGCTGATCGCGAAGGACAAGAAGGAGGGGAAGGACTACAAGGAAATCGATCTGCTGGGCCGGCAGATCGAGCGCCTGGCGCGCGTGCGTCGATATGAAGGCACGGGCAACGAAGCGGATCTGAATCCCAACGTGGCGAACCGAAACAAGGGGCCGAAGAAGAAGCCCGAGCGCAATGCGATCAGCGATGAGGACCAGGACAAGCTGGTCGATGCGTTCAAGGATTCGATGTTCGACTACCAGCGCGTCTGGTACGAGGCAGGGCTGACCGAACGCATCCGCAATATCCTCAAGAGCCGGCAGATTGGCGCCACCTGGTACTTCGCGCGGGAGGCGTTCATTGACGCGCTGACGACGGGGCGCAATCAGATTTTCCTCTCAGCCAGTAAGGCGCAGGCGCACGTCTTCAAGCAGTACATCATCGCGTTTGTGCGCGATGCCGCTGGCATCGACCTGCGGGGTGATCCCATCGTGCTGCCGAATGGCGCGACGCTGTATTTTCTCGGCACGAATGCGCGCACGGCGCAGAGCTATCACGGCAATCTGTATCTGGACGAGTATTTTTGGATCCAGCGATTCCAGGAACTGCGGAAGGTGGCGTCGGGGATGGCGATCCACGCACAGTGGCGACAGACCTACTTCTCGACACCGTCGAGCCTGGCGCACGAGGCATATCCGTTCTGGTCAGGGGCGCTGTTCAATCGCGGGCGGAAGAAAGAGAACCGTATCAGCGTGGATGTGAGCCACGCCAACCTGCAGCGCGGTCGGCGATGTGCGGACGGACAATGGCGGCAGATCGTCACGGTCGAGGACGCCATTGCGGGCGGCTGCAACCTCTTCGACATCGCGCAACTGCGGCTGGAGTACAGCGATGCGGACTTCGAGAACCTGTTGTTGTGCGGCTTCATCGATGACACAGCATCGGTGTTCCCGCTGTCGATGCTTATGCGATGCATGGTCGATAGCTGGGAGGTGTGGGAAGACTTCCGGCACTGGTCCCCGCGTCCTTTTGGCAATCGCGAGGTGTGGGTGGGTTACGACCCGAACGGTGGGGGCGGTGACAGTGCCGCGCTGGTGGTGGTGGCACCGCCTCTGGTGCCAGGCGGCAAGTTTCGCGTGCTGGAGAAGCATCAGTTCCGCGGAATCGACTACGAGGAACAGGCCGCCGCTATCGAGCGGGTCTGTGGCCGCTACAACGTGACGTACATCGGCATTGACCGGACGGGGATTGGCGATGCGGTGTACCAGCTCGTCACCAAGTTCCGCCCCGACGCGAAGGGGTTCACGTACTCGGTGGAGGTGAAGACCGGTCTGGTGCTGAAAGCGTTCGACGTGATGAGCAAGGGCCGGCTGGAGTACGACGCCGGGTGGACGGACTTCGCCGCGTCGTTCATGTCGATCAAGAAGACGACCACCGCCGCCGGCGGGCGTGTCACGTATCAGGCAGGGCGCTCGGAGGAAACGAGCCACGCGGATCTGGCGTGGGCGTGCATGCATGCCATCGCGCACGAGCCCTACGAGGGCGTCAGTTCAACGAATTCGAGCTTTATGGAGATGTCATGAGTCGTAGGAAGCAACGCCCCGCTGCGGTCGTAAGCAAGCCTGATGCGGCACCGACAACCGCATCGGCATCAGTGGAAGCCTTCACGTTTGGAGATCCCGTTGCAGTGCTCGACCGGCGCGAGCTGCTGGACTATGTCGAGTGCCAACGTGTGGGCGACTGGTACGAGCCGCCGATGCCCTGGGACGGCCTCGCCCGCACGTTCCGCGCGGCGGTGCATAACAGCTCGCCGATCTACGTGAAGCGGAACATCCTGGTGTCGACGTTCATTCCGCACAAGCTGCTTTCACGCACGGCCTTCGCGCGGTGGGTGCAGGACTTTCTGGTCTTTGGCAATGGGTATCTGGAGCGGCGGGATAACGTGCTGGGGAGGCCTGTGGCGTTGGAGCCGGCCCTGGCGAAGTACATGCGGCGTGGGATCGATCTGGACGCGTACTTCTTCGTCCAGAATCTGCAGGATGCCCATCGATTCAAGCGGGGCAGCGTGTTCCACCTGATGGAGCCGGATATCAACCAGGAGGTGTATGGGCTGCCGGAGTATCTGTCAGCGCTGAATGCGACCTGGCTGAACGAGTCAGCGACGCTGTTCCGGCGGCGGTACTACAAGAACGGGAGCCATGCCGGGTTCATCCTCTACATGACCGACGCGGCGCAGAAACAGGAGGATGTGGACGCGCTGCGCGAGGCGTTGAAAACGAGCAAGGGACCGGGGAATTTCCGGAACCTGTTCATGTATGCGCCGGCCGGCAAGAAGGACGGGATTCAGTTAATCCCGGTGTCTGAGGTGGCGGCGAAGGATGAGTTTTGGAATATTAAGAACGTTACGCGGGATGACCAGTTGGCGGCGCATCGTGTGCCGCCTCAGTTGATGGGGATTATTCCTTCGAACACTGGCGGGTTCGGGGATGCGGAGAAGGCGGCAATGGTGTTCGCCAGGAACGAGGTGAAGCCGCTGCAGGATCGGCTGACCGAGGTGAACGAATGGCTGGGGATGGAGGTGGTGAGGTTTGAACCATACGCGCTGACGTGAGAGGGTCAGAGTGGCTGGCTCTGCAAGAAAGCCGCCGCGAAGATCAGTGGTATTGGCCGTACCAAGGGCCATCCAGCGAAGGGATGTAGGGCCAATCGGTTCTTCGTTCGATGGAACGCTGCGCTGATTCTGCCTGCGCTGGGGTGAGAAAGATGCCCCCCAGATCGTTGCCGCTATTGATGGCGTAGAAGCGCACATCGCTTCCGTTGAGTTGCGAGTTCACGATCAGAAAAAAATAGTAAGTGGCTCTGCCCCAGCTCTCCGCTTCGGCGTCCCGGTCACTGCCTGAGTAGATGAGAAATTCATTGCCCTGGAATTGGACCTTGTACGAAGGTTCGTTGGCTTCGACTTCCTCCGATATCAGGGCCGGTCGAGCAACGTGATTCTTGAGCTGGGGGAGCAATCGCTGATACGCAGCGACGATGCCTTGCTCGGCAAGCTCTTCGGCATCGAGGGTGACCATTTTTTCGTAGTCCAGCGGTTGCGGGCGCGCTTCGGCCGAATCGGCCTGGCTGGATGGTCTTGCGAAAAGCTTGGAAAGCATCGATCGCATGGATCTCTCGGCTGTGATTGTGTGGTGCGCCCCGCATCATAAACGCTACCCCAGCTTTTGCCGTCTGTGAGGCGCTCAGAGCGTCTCTGCTCCTCTTTTCCCCTATCGCATGCCCGAGGCTCGCTCGCACCCCACGCGTGGCGCCAGGGGTCGTCTCGTGGCTCTGCGGGCGTCTTCGGAAAGATCCGGTGTGTCCGCGCCTCTATGCTCAGCCGCTCAGGGGCCGCCAGCACGTCTATCGACCTTTCGCGCGCCATCGAGACCCCGCCACGCCCCCGCGCTTTTTCGAGTTGTTTTTTCGCAGCGTGCAAGTGCTGGCCTGTTGTGGGCTGTCAACGCGCGGCCGGCAGACGGAAGTCGCGGTTTGGTACGCGGATTGACGCACCCAGAGTAGATGACGTGAGTAGGGGGAGGGTGACGATGCTGGCCCGCTGTAATCCAGGGGCCGGGGGGGAGGGTTCGGAAAACGGTAACTTTACTAACCGGCCCCTCGAAAGTAACGTTAAGTTATTGATTTTAAAAGGCGCTGTAAGTTACCCGACGAAGCTAATTTGA